AACCCAAAAAGATCGGCTTCTGTCTGCTGGATAGCTCGGACGCAGGTTGTAGCCCTGACGCCCTTGTCGGTGATGATGGCGGTCTGGAGATTAAGTCTGTCCTTTCTGGAACTATGGTCGGGTACGTCATGGAGGGCCGCATTCCACTGGAATACAAACTCCAGGTGATCGGGAGCCTTTTCGTGACTGGCCGCGATTGGTGGGACTTCCTGGTGTATCACCCAGACTTCAAACCGTTGCTGATTCGAACTGAGCGCAAGGAGGTTCAAAAGGAGCTGGATGCGCTACAGGGGGCTTTAACAGAGTTTTGCAAGAAACTGGCAATTAAACGAGATGAATTTAAACAGAGGATAGCAGCGTGAGCAATTACGACAATACAAACCGTGGGGCCTTATTCAAGAACGACCGCAAAGAAAAGGAAAAGCAACCGGACTACACCGGAAAAATTAACGTGGAGGGCAAGGAATACAAACTTGCAGCATGGATACGCGAAGGCAACAAAGGAAAATTCATGTCACTGTCTGTGAGCGTGGAGGATGGATCAAGAAAGGAACGCGCCGAGAATCCGCCCGCAATGAAGGCAGATCCGAACGATGACCTGCCGTTTTAAGCCCCACACCCGGAGACGGTCATGAAAAAGCGAGTAGCTGAATTGGTAGGCGCGGAGCTGGATTATGCGGTGGCGGTGGCAATCGGGCATGTCGCCGAAATTGGGAAATACACTGAGTCCGACAGCCCGGTATGCAGAATTAAGGATTGGAATAAGGCAGGAACACTGGTTAACGGCTCCAGGTTTGAGCCTTCAATAGACTGGGCGCACGGAGGCACGATAATCGAGAGGGAGCGGATCAGTGTGGAATGCGTGGCTGGCTACTGGTTTGCCGGATACTTCGACCAAGTTGGGTGCAGCGAAGGCCCCACACCCCTAATCGCCGCAATGCGTGCGTTTGTTGCTTCACGATTTGGCGAAGAGATTGAAATGCCCTCCCCACCCACCAATGAGGAACCGGGACGTGGGTAAACGAAATCATGAGCCGCATGAGCAAGGCATCTGGTTCGATTACACCGGATTCAGATACAAGGATATGTATGACATACAGCTTCACGATGGGACGATCATTGAAATGATGCGGCCGAACGGGAATAGCTGGTATGGGGATAGGGTTATCCGGGATGAGCAGGTATCAAAGGTACGTCTCAAACCCGACAACGAACTCGGGCCATATCACTACACCGGCCAAGAGCGAATTGATAATCAGATAAATTTATTTGGACCTAAACCATTATGAGCACCCTAAGCATCGAGAAACGGGCGGAAGTGGCGAGGGCGGTAACAAAAATACCTTACGAGGTTGTTGGCCTGAATACGATACTGTCCCCCGCGCATACTGATACCCAATGGCAAAGATACTGGTTCCCGTCATTCTCGGATCAGGATGGGAGACTTCAAGCCCTAGCGCTGGTTGAATGGCTGGCTGACAGGATTGAAAAAATGCCTGCTGGTGCCCGGCGCTTTAACAGGCTAGACAGCTTCCTGATTGCGCTAACACAGCGCGACACTGCCGCCCTCGAATCCCTCTGTTCCGAACTCCTAAGTGAGCAGGTATGACCGAGAAACGAGTTAATCCGGAGTTGATTGTTGCTGCTGCCTCAAAGGTTTATCCAAAGATAAAGGACTGGGAATATGACGGCGAGGAAAATGGTTGCGTTTCCGTTGATCTGGAAAAACCAAGAACCATGTTAACTTTCAGGTTCAACTCCCTCACCAACCCCGCCGACGCCCACGCGCTTATGCTGGCGCTGATGGATGAGAAAAATGGCGGGTGGGAATTCGGCAAAACACGCGACCAGTTCCATGCGCGCAGGAAGGAAGGCCAGGTAACGACTTTCATGTGCGACACGCCAGTAGGAATATTGTTAATGCGCTGCGTTGCCTTTGAGTCCTCCATCCCTCTGTATTTAACCAACCCAGGCGGTGATGTGTGATGTTTAAAGCGGAAGAATTGAAGGCGATTGCGGAGCGGGTTTACCAGGGCCGCGAAATGGCATTCAGCCGATATGGTGACGAAGGGAGGCTTCTCGTTTCAGGTGTAGGCCATTTTAAGCCAAGCCTAACCGGATCAATCCAAGAGCGCGCACAGGCGCTGGATTGTATTGTGGCGGCTTATAAAATGACCGATGACATATATATCGACAGGTCCGGCGATAAGTACCATGTGATCTGGAAGAACACTGCCGGAAAGTACGTTGCGGAGGCTAATCACCCCGACATCCTCACCGCCTTGGTATGTCGCAGTGAAACTCAACAATGAACCCGGAAAACCCAGAACCGAGGACGGTGAAAGTCACCCGGATAAAGCAATTCTGATTTCCCGGATCGTCCAGGAAATTACGGGGGAGAGGTGGGAATGAGTTTTGTGCCACTAAATGAGCTTCAAGAACTTTCAGGCAGGAAGCGGCCTAGCCGGATCTGTCGCTGGCTGGCTGAACATGAATGGGTATTCGAGGAAGGCGCGGACGGTTTGCCAAAGGTTGACCGCCGGTACTACGATAAGCGCATGACTGCCGGTTTAACTGATATCCAGCCCACTATCAACGAACAAGCCTTAGAGGCAATCTGTGGCACCAAAGTACAAAAATGATGGTTTGCCTAGGTGCGTGTATTTCAAACACGGACAATTCTATTACGTTCGGAAAAATATCTGGACGCCGCTGGGAAAGACGCTAAAGGAAATGTATCAGCGACTTTCTGAAGTCAGTGTAGAACACGCCCTACCCGACACAGTTAATCAGCTTATCAAGCGCTACAAAGAAGAGGTTTTACCGAAAAAGGCCAAAACCTCCATCAAGACACAAGAGAAATACCTCAACGACTGTGCTGCAATACTGGGCCACATGCACCCTAAATCCGTAAAACCTCACCATATCGCGAAGGCGCATGATGCCTTCGGTAGGGTTGCGAAAGTGGCCGCGAATCGTCGTTTAGAGGTGATTCGACATGTTTTTAGTATGGGTATTCGATGGGGCGAGGCCGACCTTGAAGACAATCCCGCGTCCAAAGTCCAGCGGCACAAGGAAACCCCAAGAACTCTATTAGTAACTCTGGATGACTATATAACCGTGTATCTTGCGGCGCCGGTCAGTATTCAGGTTGCAATGGAGCTTGCCAGGATAACGGGGATGCGCCAGGGGGATATTTTGAAATTGCGGTGGGCTGATGTATCGAATGAGGGATTATTCAACCAAGCCAATAAGAATAAGCGAAAGATCGTTTTTCAAATGAATCGGTCGTTGAAAGCAACCCTTGACCAAGCGAAACTGATTTTAAAGGGCAGCATCAGCCATTACGTGATACCGAGCCGCAAAGGTGGCCGCTACACCTCATCAGGCTTCCAATCAGTATGGCAGCGGATGATGCGGAAGATAGCGCCGCAATTAAGCGAACGCTTCACATATCACGATATACGAGCTATGGCTGCGAGTGAGAGGCGGAGCGACAAATCTGCGGCAGAATTGCTTGGCAACACGGAGGCGGCGACCAGGAAACACTATCGCCGTGGCGTGCCTGTGATCACTCCGAACGAATGATTTTGTTAGACAAAACCATTCTATTTAGACAGAATGGTTTTCGAGGTGTGTAAGTGTTTGATTTGGTGGGCCGTGCGGGATTCGAACCTGCGACCAACTGGTTAAAAGCCAGAGGGTATTCCTATAAAAATCATAAACTTAAGGTGTTTTTGTCTAATTAATACAGGCTCAGGTTATTCCTTAATATGCAATTTGGCTTATTTAGACAGATTGCAGAACAAATTGCTGCCCCACGGGGTATAAAATACAATAAGTAAAAATACATCAGGGATAAGGTCCATGACGGAAAAAGAGTTTCTGAAAAGATTCGAGAATGTAAAAGAAGTCCTGTTGGAAGAATTCGAACTCGCGAAGCCGGACGATGTTGATTACCTCATTTCACAGATTGATTTAATGGCGCGCCGAATAGTCGGTTATTTGTATTTGATAGAGGGGGATTTTTTAGAGCACAAAAATCTATTCCACTTAGGGAAAAATCCACTAAAGCACGTAGCCACGGCAGATAAGATCCAGAAGGGAAAATGGGTATTTAGTAGGAGTGATGGATGGGTCCGAGTGCACCGGATAAGTAGTGATGGAATCCTAGCGGGTGAGCGTTCGTATACCAACGATGGCAAAGAATATAATATTGATAATTATCCAGCCCTTTTTACTTATGACATTTTCGAAGGAACGAGTCCGCCCGAAGCTGATTGGACAAAAGTTCCAAGAGGAACAGGAGTTGCGGTAGCAAACCACAAGGACGACCCGCGTGTAATAAGACAGTTCTACAGTTACTCACCAGATAGCGAGTTTAAATTCACTTGTTTCCACGAAACAAGTAATAACCATACCGAAAGCTGGAAGCTATGTCGCCTTGCGCCCGGGGTGCACCTTAAAGATGAGTGGATAAAGGAGCGGTAGCTATCTGGAGTAGGAAATATTAATTCTTCCGGCATCCATTGTGTCAACGCCATCCGATATGATCTGAAGTTGCGTAAGAACGGCAGACAGAGATTTAGTACCAGTCCCACTGTACATACTTTCAGCCGCAGAATCAGCGCCACTTGAGATACAGGTCCATGTGTTAGTGGAGGAATCCATTAACGACAAAATAGCGGCGCCTGAATAGGTGTTTGCGGCGGCCCAATTACCCGAAAGCAAAAAGCCTCCCGTACTTGCCCCGTCAACAACCGGAGATGCACCGTTAGCAAAAGTTGCTCCAGATGCAACGTACCCAGAAGCCTCAATACCGCCACCGTCCCCTAATCTAATTTTTGGAACTGCCGTACCACTGGTAGAGAATCCTTCGAATTGAACGATAATGCTTTTTACGCCTGACGGGATGCCAGTAAAAGAAATAGATGTTCCGGACGTAGAGTTTTGTGTGGTCCCAAGAGTGTGGTCAACAGAAACGTCATTAATATAAAGGCCCGTAAAGTTTCCTGTCCCAGCTCCCTTATCGCCTCCTGTAGGACTCCCAACCCTCAATCCTTGCCCTATTACTACTCTTGTCGAAGTGGTTCCGGCGTTTCTGGTAAGAATGTTTATTTCTGCGTCTTCAGAAGTGTCGGTCGTGTCAAGAATAGATCCCCTGATGCTAGCGTATACAGTTGTTACTCCAGCACTATCTTCTCCCGTATACCGCAGCGAACCTATTATGTCGCTGGCTGCTGGAGTCGCGGAATTCCGGTACAATTCAAGAAGCGGACCTTCTGATGCTCCGGCATCCTCTGACTGAATCACCACATTACCAATTAATGTCGAGTTCCCGGTAACAGAAACATTGCCGACTACCGAGAGGTCGTCATTAATTGTTACATCTTCATGGAAAGCAGACCTATCAAACTTATTAGCTACACCGGTTGTCTTGGAGCTGGTGTATATATTGGTAATTTGGAACCCGGCGGCAGTTAGAATATCGTCAAACCAGGTTGTTTCTGGTACGCGGAAATTAATTCCATCAATAAAGATGCCTCTATTAAGGGTTGCATCGTTCGTTATTGCCTTAACCGCTATTGAGCCATAGTCATGAGTAGTTGTGTCGTCATGGTCAATAACAACGCCAGAAGTGTTTTTTACTGTGAAAGTGGGGAAAGGCTCTGTGTGTAAATTTCTGAAATAAACCTCCTGCCCATTTCTGATGGCGATTCGGACCATCTCAAAGGTCTGAACACGACAGTTCGAAAACATAAGCCGCCTAACTGGCTGGCTGGAATCTGTTTGGCCTGCGGCGTCAATCGCCAGACCGCAGGCCAAGGTTTCTAAATTTTCATTGGCGAAATTAAGTGGGCCAAGCGGATCAACTCGACGTTGCAGTGAGTGGTGATCCGGGCCAAAGAAATTGCAGTTCAGGGAATGGAAGTCAGCCCCACCAGCTCTACCACGAACATCTGTAACAAGTCCCTGCTGCTGGTCGTAATAGTTGGCCGTATTATAGATCGGCCCAGCGATGAACAGGCCTTTATGACCACCAGCCGTGAATACATTTGTAAAGTAATTTTGATCAAATCCGCCTTGATAGGAGGCCGTGGGATAGGCCACGCCATCCGCGTCCACAAGCTCAGGCAGATTGAAAGCTCTGGTTCCGTCCAAATAAACAGATGCAACCCTGAAATATCCAATTACTCGCACATTGGTTAACTTGACCTGTGGCACGCAACCGATGAAGATACCAACGTCCCAGTCATCACCTAAGTTACTTGCGCTGGTGTTTGTGTAGTCGCAATAGAGGTTAACGGAAAGATCCCGGACCTCGATACCTTCGTTTTCAATGTTAATCGCCGTACTGATTGCATCGTCTTGAGGATCACCAACCACAGCACGCGCTTTTCTCCGTGTGTGAATATAGGTTTGCCCGGTTCCAGTGAAGTACAACCCAGAGACAGAAATATGATCCCTGGCCTGATTTGATCCATACGAAGAACCCATACCATCGCCAAACAGGATCTGGCCCTTCGTCTTAAGAAGCAATTCTTTCGTGGCGATTCGGTAGCCGTATCTGAGTCCGGTAGTGGAATTGATAATATCTCCGGCGGGGACATAAACGTTTCTGCCGGTAGCAATGGCGTCCTTGAATGCCTGCCAGTTATCTGTGCCTGCGCCGGTTGAAGGGTTGAAGTCTGCAATAGCGCCGTATGATCTAACGTTTACAAACGATTCAAATATCGTGTTCTCATCGACAACGATATGGTCGTTGATTGTCTGCGAAGCGCCGCTTTTTGTTGCGGTTATATCGTAACGACCTGGAGCCACATAGACCGATATCTCGCCATCGGTATCGGTCAATATCGGATTGTCTCCGGCGATTGTCCCAGCCCTGTCGGTCCAGGTAGAGGCATTTGTAGAGGTATCTGCAATTTTTATCGAAACCGACGCCTGACTTAAGGCGTTACCATTGCGATCAGTAAAATAAAGCTGTAGCTTGCTTTTAGCCATGCCTTCACCTGAAAAGAATTGAATAGGGTTAGGGGTGCCGGGCGGAATAACGCCAGCACGAGAATCAAATGGATGTCTTGTTTTTAGGCGATCCGCTTGACGTAGCAGATGCCGGTAACGCTTTCTCCAACTACAAGCGTTCCGAGAGATGTGTAATCAGTAGTACTGTTCCACTGAGTTACACCGTTGAGCAGTCTTTCATTTCCCGAGTTACTGCCCCTTGATGACCAACTAAAAGACCTCTCGTCACCAAATACTAGAATTTCACACTTAATGTATTGAGCACTTAAAGAGCCGAAATTAACGTAGTCTTCTGACGCCGTGGAAACATCAAGCTCGTCCGTTGCAATAGAGGTATCAAAAATCGCATTTAGACGATTAAAAGCGCCAACATAAGTTGTATTGTTGGGATTTAACTGTGTGGTTTGATCGGCTGCAAAAGAGCCCTGATCGAATTGAATTCGCATCTCATACCATCCATCTTGAACCTCGATGTTCAGGGGGGTGGAGGCCGAGCTTATGGTTATCTTTGCTGTTTCGTTGATGGAGAGAAGATAATCAGATGAGGCGTTTTTCAGGTCAGAAACGATATCGAGTTTACGGTGTCGATCATAGAGTGCGTTCAGCCCTCTAATGAGTTTGTCTCTCCACTGCTCTTGCGTCTGCCCCGGTTTAAAATCAAAAAAACGAATGAAGTCCATAATTTATCTAATGGAGTAGCTGATACCCCATCCTTCCTCAAGTCCCTTGGTCCCTGAGTTAGTGAAAACAGACGTACTCAATACATAATTGCTCCCAGATGACCTGAGCAATGAAAAAGTTATAGTGTCGTTAGTAACGCTTGCCCCGCCTACGAACGTCGAGCCGTTATCAACTATTCTGCCGCATGGCCTTCCCGCTCTTGTCGCGGCAGGCTGGAGGGCGGCAGGTAATCCTGTCATCGTCAGTGCTGTGGAATTTGAAGTTCCAGTAATATTTGATTGGATCCAAAGGAATGCGAGTTCCCCTGAAATTCGATAATGAACAGTTCCGGTAGTGGCGCTTGCCATGCCGGTTAGCGTTCCAGTGAAGGTTCCTGAAGCAGATCCATCGCAAGCGGAGTTAATCTCTGCTGCTGTGGCAACAACCTCGACCCCCGCCAATTCGAGAGTCTGAATATTTGTAACTGCATTTAGAAGTATTTCACCCGTTCCGTTTGGATCAAGAATGATGTTTCCATTGCTGTTAGTGGATGCAATCGTATTCCCGGAGAATGAGAGGTTACTGCTGACGTTATAAGGAACAAGGTTGTCTGGATTCCAGACCGCCCCACTATTCGCATCAGCGGCGGACTGTGAAGGATACAAAGCTAATTTGCAAGCTTGATCAACATGAGGAACAACTATGTTCCCCGAAACCGAGGGGTATCCCTGAGTATTGAGCGTTATGGTATTAACCAAGGTAGCGCCCGTGTTATCCGTTGCCATCTGCAATAAGGTACTTGTGCCGTCTTGGTAGGCTTTTAGGACGTAGCCGGAAGCTGGGGCACCGTCAACATGCCATTGAGGAGGAAACAAACAAATAGGGTAATACGCCATTTAGGTCTCCAAATGGTCAATAAGAGAAATTGGAATTTGGTTAGAAGTTGGTGGGCGGTGAAGATGAACCAGTCTGTCTCGCTGACTGGATAGCCGCCTCAAGATCCGGGATTAATTCATTCTGCGCGAACTTCTGAGCGCCTGTTGTTTCGACAACCTTCCGGGTTTCTCTCAGGGGGTCAAGCTGCCTGCGAGCATTGCTCGACGCCGTAATCGCATCTGCAATAGCCTGCGCTTTTTCTCCAATCAGAGGGATCTGTTTGAAGATAGCTCGGTTAATCTCGTTTTTAGCCTGCTGTATAGCAAAGCCTGATGGACCGGACCCTTGCGCCACCGATCTATTCGGAACTCTCAAACGGCTGATTTCGATAATGTCATCAATCAACTCACGTTCATCGGCATTGAAAAGCTCGTTATATTTCTTGGTCTGCTTTATGCCTTTAAGTGCATTCCGAAAACCTGCGCCACTAAATATCGCCTGACCGCCCTCGCCCTTGCCTTGAGTGATGGCTTTATCCAAAGCATCCCTTAAGACTTGAGCCTTTATGTTATTGAAGGATTGAATTCCTTCCGGGCCCGCGTCATTCAACAGGAACCGCTTAAACGCGGTAAAGTCATCATCACGACCAGTTAGCAGCCTTGGGATAATCTTTTCCTCTGGAATCTTGTTATCTATTACATCTTCCAGGAACGAGCCTTTTGTTTTATCGAATTTATTCCTTCGGCCCCGCTCTATAACCGCCTGCATATTAATCTTGGCCTGGCGGGCGTCTTTAAATATATCTTCGCCGACTGCGGAAGCAACGTCATCATCCAGGGCGTTCTTAAGCTCTCGAATGATCCTTCGGCCTTCGGGGGAGGCGCTTTCATAGAACCGGTTGAGGTTCTGCCGAATCTCCTCCGCCTCAGTAACGGTAAGCTTCCGGGTATCCTCGCCAGTGATCCGGGGGCCGCGTTTATTGATATCGATATCACTACCGGTTCGCAAAGCGCCTTTATTTTTCAGGACGCCACGAACGGCACTGATAACTCCACCCGATATGTTTTCAGAACCACGGCTATCACTGATCGCCTTGGATAGATTATCCAGGGTTACCCGTGGCTGGCCTTTAGCCACGTCACGGGCTTTTGAGTAGGCTTCAAATACGATGTTATCCAGCTCTGATACACGGCCATCAATTACCTTAAACAGGCTTGAATTGGTCTCTACTATGTCCTGAGTTGTTGGGCCGATGTTTTCTATGCCATCTCTGGCTATCTTGAATAGCTGCTCATCCTGCTCCGCGACGCGTTCAGAAACGGCCCCTGAGCGTTTAATAGAATCCTGCAATTGTCGAAAATCATCCGTACTCTGGGTAACATTTGCGCGAAGTGGGGGAACATTGCGTTTTGCAAAAAGATTAAAGTTCTTCGCCTGCTCGGGTGTCAAAACTCCGGAAATCTGTAATTCATTTGAAACGGCCGCGTTTATTTCATCGGGCGAACCACCGTTTTTGAAAATGTCATCAATCTTGGCTAAGGCTTGCTCGGTGATTTGGCTGGTGTCATTTTGCACAACAACCCGCCCTCTTCCCGTTACCGGTGCTGCAATCTTATTCAAACCAGCTTGTGTTACAGGCTGAAGAGCACCAGCAGCCATGACGTTCGCCAGATCAAGGTCACCGCCTCCGGCTGCTTGAGCGCCCTCTATTCCTAATTGAGTGCCACTGGCCGCAGCCGCACCTTTTGCGGACTGGGAAAGCCCTTTGCCGGTTAAAATTCCTGCTTCCAATCCTATGCGGCTCGCGGGGGCGAAAGCGCCACCGAGTCCGAGGAATTGAGCAGCATCCGTACCGGAAACCCCTGGACGGTTTACGATTGCCCGCGCCCCCGTTCTGTTGTTCGCCAAAAGAACATTCCCAGCCTCATCCTGCTGGAACCCAATATTCGGCATGAGAGACATGGCTATTTTGCCAAGCTCTAATTCGTCAGGGGTGACTGCTGCAATTGCGGTGAATTTTGCAACTTGCGCGGGATCTTCACCATTCAAGATTCCAGAGCTAAATAATTCAGGTAGCTCACGGGTTGCGCGTGTGGAAATATCTTTAGCAGGATTCGCAGGCATTCCGCCACCCGCAGAACCTTGAAAAGTCGGAGCCGAACTGGATTGAACAGAGGAAAATATTTCCTCTAATTCCTGCTCGGTCGGGGGCGAATCACCCTCTAGTTCTATTTCCCTTCCGCTTTGAGGGTCGGAAACTTGATAGATCGGCATTACTTTTTCACCGTGACCTTAAAACGGCCGATGTTTGATACTGAGCCGACCGCCGTTCTGTATTTGGAGTTAAGTTGACGCAACGCGTCTGATGCTGCTCTCCTGTCTTCAACGGGAATTGTTGGGTCTCCGATTTTTGCAGCCATTTCTTTGTAAATTTCCACATCCTTTTCGCCTTGCGGGCCTTCCATGCGGGGGACATTGCTAAGTGCCCAGCCGGAGTACATTTTTAATTTGGCGTTTGCCTGGGTTGATTTATCTGAATAACCGACAGCGCCCTTGATAGCTGATCCAGCCGCGCCGGCAAGACTTCCGCTCGCATCATCAAATAATTTATCGGCCTCTGATAAGATGCCTTCAAGCGAATCCGCTTGGCCCGCCTTTTTGTCGATGATGGCTTGCGCTTCCGCTTCAGCCTTCGCTGTGGCCTCTGCTCCTTTGATCTTTGCCTGATTCGCCGCAACATCATCAGCGGTGATTGGCTTCGTTTTACTCGCCCCCCCACCCGAACCACCGCCAACACTTGCTGGGACGTATTGGCCGCTTTCAGGATCAAACACGTGCGGAACCCCACCAATCTCTACGTTTCTTTGCGGCTCGTACCTCTTTAACGTCGATGGGTCTTTGTTCATGACGAACTTCGCCCAAGAATCTGTTGTGTAGTCTCTGGGGTTATACGTTCCAATACCGCCGCCCGTGCTCTTGCCATCAAACATATTTACCATTTGAATGACATTATTCGCCACCGCCTTTAGCATCACCGGATCTTGGTCCAGCATCACCAACCCCTGATCGATATCGCGTGTATCAAGGCCCAATTTCTTAAACTGATCCCTGCGGCCAGTTAAGATGCTTCGTGTTCCTTCGATATCGTTGGCTTCCAGTGGCGGAATAATCTGCGCGGCGGTGATCGCCGTTGACTTCAATCGCGCTTGATCCGCCTCGGTTAACGCGGCCTGTTTTCTCAGGCCCGCGGTCTGTCGGTTCTCCCGCATGGCGTTAATGTTTGCGGCCCCGGTCAGCGCATTTCCGATTGTCTGCCCTAGATCCGGGGTTTGTGTCTGTAGAGCAATAAGTGGATTAATGGGCATATGAATGCCTCTCAAGTTCGCTGTAATCCACAAACTTCACGCCAAACACATCAAGAACCGCACCAGGAACAACCGACTCAACATCTTGAGCCATTACGCCTACTACCCGTTCTGGTCCGAAGATGTAACGGAAGCTGTAAACAGGAATTCCGTTATCTAATATGCCAACCTGCTCAAGATCGGTCTTAAAGCGTCTGTCAGAGAGGAATATTCCAAGGGCAGTTAATGCGCCCTGTGCCATGTTATTTGTGCCTTGCGTTAAAGCATTCCCCGCCCCAACTAAACCGGACGCCCTGGCGTTGGCCCCTCCAGTCATGAGGTCTGTGATGGCGTTACCCGTGTTTTGGGTTGCTGTTCCGGTCATTGCCGCAGCATTTTGTCCAAGAGAAGCAGCATTTTGACGATTCGTGATGGAATTCTGTCTTAAATTTCCAGCATTAAAGTAATTACCAAGCGACTGTTGGCGGTTTCCAATAGCCTGTTGAACAAGATTATTGCCCAACAGAAGTAGTTGATTCTGAAGCGCTGCCGGGGTGTCACCGGTTCCGAGTCTCCCACTCGCGGCTTGAACATTCATGAGCCTGTTTTGCGCGTCATCTGCAAGTGCGGAATAAAATGGGTTGTTTTTTATAAACTTTAATTGCGCATTCGGATTCGTAATAAAACTGTCTAGATTCGATATCCGGTTATCCATGCCGGAAACATATTTTTCAAATCCTCCGAGCTGTTTATTTAAATTCAGTAATTGATTGCCACCAAACTCACGATAAGGCTCAAGATCTCCCCTGATCGTCTTAAGGAACTCTTTTTGCGCTTTGATCGCATCCTGTGAGGCTCGATATTGAAGCTCAGATGCTCTCTGAGAAGTCTCCGCAGCCGTCTGGCCGGTTAGACCTTTGTGCATGTCCATGCCTGACCAGTCAAAACCATCCAAGCTATCGCTATCTAAAAGCGATGAAAGACCGCCGCCTAAACCCATTTTAATCCTCCACCCATGAATGGGCTTGAAGTGAATCTGCACGCATACGCTTTACCAGCCCTACCTTCTTGCCGAAGTTTTCAATCGCTTTACTGGAAACTCGAAAATAAATACCTATTGGAGCGAGGCTTATCGACTCACGGGCAATTTCTACAGCCCATTTGCGATAGGGTTTTAAACAATGGAAGTGTGATTTCCCGCTCTTCTCAACACACAGAAGAGAAATGATTTTGTTATCGATATAACATCCGATATGGGTCATGTCTGGTAGAGTCGATAAATCAACCTTGTACCCAAGGCACTTAATAATGCTCGGGTCATGGAGGACGATTTCTATATCCCGAAAGGAAGTTACGAAGCGGGTTTTAAAGTCCAACTTCGATATCGGCTGCCGCACTGTGAATACACCAGTAAACGGGATCGGACATTTTCACGCGCATAATTCGGTTGAAAAATGATCCCAAGCCAAACCATTCCATTTTCCAAATGAATTCCCCAGCCCTTCCTGCGGAAGCCATCTGCTCCGTTGACCACGTTCTGCCGCCGTCATCGGAAAACTGAAGCATGACAAAGGGGCCATCATTGGATGAAACCTGGGCGGTAGACCCTACCCCTGTTTCCATAATCAACTCAAACCGGTTCATGACGACTAACTTGCCCGGCTGACCAATCAAACCTCCGTGAAAATTGGCCGAATCTCTAATTCTTAAGACTTCTTCCCCAAATTCATCGAAAGTTGTCTTGCTGAGTTCGTAAATATTGCCGTTTGTTACGTCAGTAACGTACGTTTTGCGGTTGAAGTAGACGAAAGAGGATGCAATATAGCGTTCTGTCTCTGAGGTTCCAGAAGAAAGCTCAAACCAACCATTATCTACGCCAACACTTTCACTAAAACAAAAGGTTCTGCCCTCTGTCGGGAATGTGATTGCGTAAAAATTCTGGCCCTGAACTGAAAAAGTATGTCCTTCCGCATCGTCAACAACCGAAAACCCTTCAATTTCATTCGCGAGATTGATGGTTGAGATTGGTTGAACTGAGACTCCCTTAAGAAAATAAATTCTTTTATCATCTCCCAGGAAATAAACACCGGTATCGTTTGCAGCAACCGAATATAAAGCCGCTAAACCTATTTCTATTACGCCGCCGATTATTGGCGAGAAAGGAGGATTCCCGGTTCCAGTGTTCTCCCATGGTTCAATGGTTTTATCACCAAAGAGATAAGCCAGACGGTCGTAGACAAAAACCCGGATTAGGTCGTCGGCGTTACTCTCAGCGGTTCCATAATTAAGCCCCGAAATAGTGGTTGCATCGCCAACATTAGCAGAAACAAACCTCCCACCATCGCCATCATAAAGAATCTGGTTATTCAGGTGAGCGCAAGAATTCGGATCTTCTAGGTCTGCGTCGGTTATCTCGGATACCGCTGTTCCATTCCAGTAAAATGCTCTCCCGCCCGTGACGATAACAATATTGGTTCCTATCCCTGCAAAAATACACCTGCCTGAACCGGGGATAGAACCTCTGTTAGTGCGGGTGCCAGAGGTGTCAATCGTATACAACGATTCCCCTGAAACCTGATATAGGACTTCTAAATGCTCGAACGCGCCACGGCAAGGCCCGTTACCAGTCGAAAAACCAGACGCGAGGCCGGGAAACGAGTTAAGAACAAAGTTCTTACCAATCACCTCTGGGTAGAGGTTCAGGGTTTTCTGATTGGATAGGAATTTAGACCGGCCTTCAGAAGAAGGGCCAGTTAAATTGATTGGTACTAACATCCTGATCTGATATCCGCTCTGCCGTGAGCAACCAAACCATCCGGCAGTTCCATTTCCTCAAGCTCTGCTTGCAGGTACTTATCTCGTACGTTGTCTAGAAGCTTTACCGCTTCATCACGTACCGTCTGAGGTATCGGAAGCTTCCAATGGTCCGCGACTAAAACCGTTAAATTGGTTTTAACGCAGGACATTTCGGAGGCGTCAAGATAAAGCGCATCGTCTAGCGCGAGGGTAGAAAGCTGGAAATCAAGACCGTCATTC